TGACTTACGTTCCCCAAAACAAGTTAGCCCAATGGCGAAAGGATAATTCCACGGGCAGGTGCCCTATCCTTGACCGGGTGACTGATGACTTAGTAGTTGACCACGATCATCTCAACGGAGAGATCAGGGCGGTGATCAGCCGGGAAGCTAACACCATGCTTGGTAAGATTGAAAACATTCACCGAAGTATTTGCCGGGGTAACCCAAAGGATTTACCGCAGGTCTTGTTGAACATAGCTGAGTATCTTAAGGCACCGGCATCCGGGATACTTCACCCGGTTGGTATCAAACAATTAACCTCTAGGTTCAAGCGGAACCTCAACAAGGAGGAGCAAGAGTTTGCACTACAAAAGATGGGTGCAAAGAAAAGTGAAATAAGTTGTTGCAAGAATGTGAATGATCGTTCAGTCTTGTATCGAACCTTAGTTAAAACCATATACACTAAATAATGAAAGACGAAGTAACTAAACCTAACCTTCGGGTTAAGCTATCAGCGATTCAAGGATCGCTTAAAGCCCCCAAGGGGCAGACAAATAAGTTCGGTGGATACAACTACCGATCAGCAGAGGACATCTTAAATTCAGTCAAGCCTTTGCTTGGCGAGTGGGGATGCTCTCTTGTAGTAAGCGATGAGATTGTAGAAGTAGCCGGACGTGTCTACGTTCGTGCTTCGGCAACCCTAGCTGACAACGATTCCGATCAGGCTATAGCTTCGAGTGCATTCGCACGTGAGGCTGAGTCCAAGAAAGGAATGGACGAGGCACAGATCACCGGGTCAGCATCAAGCTATGCCCGGAAGTATGCTCTTAACGGATTGTTCGCTATCGATGATACGAAAGATCCGGATGCCCTGAACACACATGGCACATCAAACAAACCAAAAACAAAAACACCTAGCTTAGAGGAGCTAATATAATGGAAAAGAAATACGATAACACTAACGGCGGAGCACTGTTCCCCAATGACCGCAAGGAAAAAGATACTCACCCCGATCTACGTGGATCAATTAACGTGGGTGGTGTTGACTACTGGATTAAAGCATGGAAGAAAGATGCTAAGTCCGGTGTCAAGTTCCTGTCACTGGCTGTCAATCCAAAGGATGAGTCAGTAGAGAACAGCAGTCCAGCCGTTAACTCAGACCCATTTTAATAAGTGGAACTGGATGACATCAACTTCGATAAGGTATGGTGGGAAGACTTCCGCCGTGACGAGATCGAGGAGATACTGGCACTGACCGGAGCCAAGAACTCTGACTACACCGGAGGCAAGGGATGTGACAATCCATTTGCTAACTTCGATGGGTCAGAGGAGTTCGGCATTGACCCGTTGGTTGGTGTTGCCATCCGGATGCAGGATAAGTTCCAAAGGCTTAAAGCCTTTTGCAAGGACGGAGAGTTATCCCTTGATACTAAAGGGGACACAGTTCGTGACATCTACCGGGACCTGATTGGCTACAGCCTCATCAGCCTAGGGATGATCGAACGAGACTCTAATTAACTTCATGATAAAATAGAATGTAGCCTCGACAAGGTGTTGGGGCTACATTTATTTATCTACATGAGACACAAAACAACTATGCAAATATTAGAAGCCATACACGATGCAGTTCAACTTGGAAACAAGTTACATAAAGAGATTGACACACAAAAAATACCTAAGAAAGAGCAAGAAAATATTAAGTATTTGGGTCAATGCCTGCGGTCTATGGACTTCATCTTAAGCGATGAACGAAATAGAAAATCTACCACATAATGCAGAAGCAGAAGAAGCTGTCATAGCTTGCTGTCTTCTTGATGACTCGCCAGCCAACTACAATTCTGTTACCGAATTACTAACGGCTGAAGACTTCTTCACTAATAGGAACCAATGCATCTTTGATGCCATAGGTAAGCTAGTAAATGCTAGCCTGCCGGTGGACGAGATACACTTGTCCGAACAGCTAACCCGGGACAGGAACCTTGATACCGTAGGTGGGATAACATCCATCTACAGTATTATGGATCGGGTCCAAACTTCTTTGCAGATGAAACACTATGCAGAGATTGTCCGGGAGAAGTCGAACCTACGTAAGATGAACCGGGCATACCGGGTCGCAACCGAAAGCATAATAGCTCAGTCAGATCTGGCTGAGAACATTAAGCATACAGTTGACTCAGAGGTTAACCGGATTCACTTCACCCAAGAGAAGCCGAATGACTTAAGCTCAACTGCTCAGGAGATTAAGGATGAGTTCCGGAGGATGCTAGCCGGAGAGTTTGTTACGGATGCATTGCCTACTCACATTGGTAAACTCGACCAGCAGTTAGGCAACCGGGGCATAGCACCCGGCGAGGTGATTACCCTCGCGGCACCCACATCATGCGGTAAGTCAGCCTTGGCTCTTAACATAGCACTCAAGTCAGTCACTCACAACAATGCACCCTGTGCTGTATTCTCTTTGGAGATGCCACAGAAGCAGTTGTTTAAACGAATGACTCAGACCCTAGCCGGGGTGAACATCAAGCAGATAAGTGATGGTGTTATATCAGAGGAGAACATGAAGAAGGTTGATGAAGCAATCGACACACTTCACTCAGTTCCCCTATACACCAGTCATAGTGTTAAGTCAGCGGAGGATCTTGCATCTCAACTACGTAAGCTAGTGGACAAGCAGGGTGTAAAGCTAGCCGTGATTGATTACCTTCAGCTCATCCCGTTTAATTCCGGGAAGGTTGGCAAGGCGGAAGGCATTGCAAACATCTCTCATAAGATTAAGCAACTCGCCCTTGAGTTAAACATCGGCATCCTACTGTTGGCACAAGTCAATCGTGAGGGTGCCAAGCGAGACGGAGGCTTGGACATCTATGATCTCAAGGACTCCGGAGACATTGAGAATGATGCGGACGTTGTCCTTCTCATGTATCCACAACAGGGTAACTTCGAGGATTCAAAGATGGCGGACTCGAATGGACCATACACAAACCTTGAGTATAAGATAGCTAAGAATCGTGAAGGCGAACGAGGCACCATCGGATACTTTAAATTCTACCACGTAACAGGAAGATTCTACTAATGAATAATAAATATAAAATACTTGAAGCAGTAAGCAGTTCGTGTGACATAACTGTAAAAATAATATCGGGCACCCGTCGAACAAAGAAGGCATCCTATGCCCGGGACATCTGCTCATTCCTTATGCACAAGTGCGGATACTCGCACGAAAATATCAGCCGGATACTTAACCGGGAAAGATCATCAGTAACTCACGGGATCAAACGTGTAAGCAAACGTATCCAAGAGGAGAGTAACCGGGGTCGATTCATGCGGAGGCACCTCCGGGATATACTTGACAACTCTCTCAAGATGGACTATATAAATATAGATGAATGATACTAATATAGAACGACTTCAGGTCCGGATTGATTTGATCCGGGCAGAATCACGGATGGTCTCTTATCAAATAGAGAGACTCGAGGAACGGAGGCACGAGCTACAGCAGGAGAAATCCCACATCAAAGAAGCTCTTACCAAAGAATCCAAGTGATATAATCTATACCGGAGTAAGTGCTAGCAGTGATGCCCACGAGGTCTGCTCTTAGACCTAGTTAAATCTCCAGTGTGTGGTAAGCCTCACCCTTGTTAATTCAGGGGTGAGGCTTTTTGCTACCTATTCAAAAGCCTTGGATCAAACATTGGGGTTATGTCCCTTTGCTGTGGAATCGGATCCATCGTAGGCACAAGCCCCGGGAAGTTGATCCCATACTTGCCTTCCTTAGCTAGACGTTGACGTTGCTCGCGGACCGAATCAAGTCCGGCATCGGAGTATTTCCAATACCATAGATCGTCACCGGGTAAAGCAAACTTAGCCAAGGGTGCCAAGCTGTCAGCTTTGAGAACTCTTTCCGCAGTTTCAAATATGCTCATCGGTGCAGGTGTAACATAACCAAGGAAGGACTTTGTTGCACCCTCACGTTCAAGACTCTGTAGGGTATACTTGTTGATCACACCCGTAGCGAGTAGCATATTCTCAAGGACTATATCCTCGATGACCAATGGCTTACCCCGTAACCATGCCACGACAGCATCAACCGGAACACCGGTAAGAACCATGTAGCCCATGATCTGAATGAGGTTGCGGAGTCCTTCAAGTCTCTCCAAGTAGTTGCCCTTTTTGCCGGTAGTTAGCTCAGGGATAACCTTGTTAAGAGTTTGCTTACGGATGTAGGCGAAGTGTCTGATCTGGAACGAACGTAAGTTATACCATATCCGGCTACCGGGATTGCGGTTGTATGTCAACGGCATTTCAAAACGTCCGATTGGTTGGACATCAGCAAGCTCATTGTATATAGCCTCAATCACGTAGTCGTTCTTTGTTCCTGCCTTCAGCCCGGAGATCGTAAAGATATACTGATCACCCTGAAGAAACTTCAAGTGACTCACTAGGTTCTTGTAAGCCGGTGAGTTCTTGTCAGAACGTGCCGCCCTCTGCATACTAAGATAAGCCGCATTGATTGATGCAGTCTTCATCTTCTTATCCATTGCCGAAAATCCAGTGATCAATGTTTGGGCACGGAACAGTTTACCAAGTTTGCCTTCGTCCATCGTCTCTAGCTCTTGGGTAATCTTCTTACCTGCTTTACCCAGATCCTCGAGTGCAACCTTGTTGGTTACAAATCCACGGGCGGTGTCAACGAAACCATACCGGTAAAGTGTAAGAGCAATATCCTTTAGCTGAACCAAGGTTGATCCCAAGTTAGTAAGTAGGGTATTGTATGACCCCATCCGGAGTGTCTTACTTATCTTGCCCTCTGGTTTCTTGCTCGAGAATATATCACGAACCATCCCGGTTATCTGTTGGAAGTCTCCGTCTGACAACTGACCGGCACGACGAAGTTCGTTCATACGTTTTCCTAGTGCCCCACTTGGCACCTGAGTCTCACCCTCCATTGGCTTCATTCCGCCAATGAGTTTCTTGGTTTCAATGGCAGTAACCGCATCAAGGATGTATCGGTTAAGTGCCTCAACCGGATCCACGTATGAGTCAAACATCTCGTCAGAGATTAAATCAACGTCCCTTGCTTTAATGTTACCCGGAACCTTAGCACCGGCAGGTAATGCATTGAAGTTGCGACGAACAAAGTTCTCGATGGCTATAGCTTCTGAGTTTGCATCAAGGGGAGGAAGCCCCTT